CATGTAGTCGTTCGCGTCGTATGCGCCCTGTGCGTTGAAGCCGGGAATAGTGTCAAGAGCCGCATTGATTTGCGCATCAGACAGTTTGTACCCAGTCTTGGCGTACTCCCTTATATCCGCTAGAGACGAACCACCACGCGCTCCTAATTCGGCTGCAAGTGCGGCATTGATGTCTGCCTGTGCCAAGCCACTTTGGTCTTTAACAAAACTAAACTTATCGCCAGCAAAGCCCGGAATCCCGCCGTTGGCCAAAGCCACAATGCCGCCGTTGTTGTAGCCACGGTACAGATCGGAGAAGCTACGCCCGCTTGTGTTGTACACACCAGCATCGGTATTGGCTACATCTTCAAAGTACTGGCCGTTCCAACGCTTCTCACGGATGCGACCGGGGTTCATTGGAGATGATGTGGGGCCAGTGGTTGTAGTGATAGCTTCCAATACAGGGAGGGACGCCGCAGTGATCGGTTTCCAATTAGATTTGGCAAACGCCATTGGGTCAGTCGCCGCAGATTTTGCGCCTGTTGCAAGTAGATCAGAAGGGGTAGACGCAGCACGTGCTGCCGCAAGTTGTTCGGGTGTAGCTGTTTTGGCGGCTAAAGATGCGTAGTCGGCGGGGAGTTGGATGCCCTCTAATCCGGCTTGAGTTGCGGCTTCAGTAGCTATAGTTTGCCCTGCGCCTGATGCGGCCCCTGCACCCAACAAGCCTTCACTCAAACCAGCACCACCATACGCGCCTAGACCCGCCATCAAGCCTTTGGACAAGCTACCGGTAGCCAAACCAGTCAAACCACCAACAGCAATACCTGTACCCACCGCCGCACTAGTACCTAAAGCACCACCAATTGCAGTGCCCAAGCCGGGAACAAAAGTGTTCAACGCAAAGCCAGCGATCATTGGCAAAAGTTTGGAAAGGAAACCAGCTTCGGGTAAACCCGTATCAGGGTTAATGGTCAGCGAACCACCATGTTTCATGGCCAAAGCTTGAAGCCCCGCAACTTCTTGGGGGGCCATGTGTACCAGCATTGAATCTGGGCCTCGACCTCGTGAGGCCATGTCGGTGGCTAATGCGTGAAGGCTCATTTTTGCCTCTCAAAATGGGGGTTGTTTGATAATATCATGCTGGGAGCGCGGAGACAAATGTTATTGACCCAATTGCTGATGGGACTGCGGGGTACGGCATAGGGCTTGTTTGGGCGGTTTGATAGTCAATGTAGATACCCGTTGCACCGCCAGATGTAGCGGCTTGGTCTGTGCCCCACCACAAACCAACAGAGTTCCCTGCTCTCAGCGTAAACACAACTTCAGAATACCCACATACAAAATTTGGAAGCAATGCACTTTTCCGGGCTTGGAGGGTAAAAATAGTTGTTGAATTTGGCACGTCGGCAGCAGATGTAGAGCCGTCTATGCGCAACCAAACAATAGCGTCATGAATAGCGTTGTCGTTATTCGCAAACTGAAGGCTGTACGTAATTTTGTAGATGCCCGGAACCTGCGCGGTGGCTGTATTGTCCGCGTTTAGCGTGAACCCTGTGCCTGCATCCAACGAAGTCCATTGAATTATGGTTGGTGTATTTGCCGCCGTTGCGTATTGAAGCGCTGCGTCAGATGCAGCAATATGAGGAAACGCAATGTACTTACCCCCGTCTGGGCCAAACAGTTCCCCAAACGCATTTTGTAGTTGGTTGAAGTACAAACGCAAAACGTTCGTGAACTGATCCTGATAGCGGCGCTCGTACTGATCCGTACCCAATGGTAAGTTGGGTGGTGCAGGGGTAATGATCCTGTTCTTGGATGTCATCAGCGCCTGCCGTCAGGACGAATATCTATACGAGGAGCACCCAGTTGCCAGACTGTGTTGATCTGGTTAGAGCTAATCTTAAAGATCATCTGGCGACCGCGCATGCGCGTGAAGATCATGCCGGTAAACTGCTCGGTAATTACGTATGTACTACTTTTAGCTACAGGTTGCGATGCTGTGCTAGTTACCCCAGAGCCAGAGTTTGCCAAGCCGTAGAGTGTCATGGCCACCGAAGGCGTAGCCCCAGTAGGAGAGTTCTCAGCGTTTTCAAAGGTCAGATCAGGAAGGACGCGCCACACAAAACCAAAATTATGTCCATCGCCAATGTCAAACTCTGAGGATGAAATGTAGGCATCAATAGCGGTAGTTGTTCCTGTTTCATTGTTGTTCAACCCATTCTCGTGATACACCAAGTTGTTGCTGTACGTAGCCGCCAAGGGGAAATCAAGCAAGCCAGAATCGAGCCACGCTGTGCGTTGCATTGTGCCGTAGTACCAGATCTTCTCTAGGTAGTTATAGATGACGTAACGGTCAATTTCATTGCTACCAGAAGAGCAGTAGAACCACCAGACTTCGTTAAAGCCTTCGTTCGTACCCGCAAACACCTGCGCGGCTTGGGCTTGGTTAAAGTCTCCAAATATATGGCGACGCAGGTCACAGTTAAGCGTTTGCACGCGGCCATCGTAGGAATAGAACTTATCTACGCCCATCCAGTACACAATACCCGAAGCAATCACAGCGGCGTTGGGGCCTTCGATAGAGATGTTGTCACCCAGCAGTTGGGGTGCCCAGACATAAGGGGGGCCAAGGTATTGCAGAGAATACACAGCCGAGTCGGTAAACACCAGCACCTCTTGACGAGTCTGAACTGTAGCCACAATCTCAGAGCCGTGCGATACCCGCACAAAACCTGCTTGGTTAGTGGGGTCAGGTGTCCAGTTGTATGGGTCATCTTGCGCTGACCAGCGAATCAGCATGGGGTCAAGTATCGCACTGCCGTAGTCGTTGCAGCCAAACACAATAATGAACCTAGAGGAGTCTGATACTGTAATGCTGTTTTGTACAGTTGGCACGTCAACAATAGTGGACACTGCGCCAGTGCCAGAGGAAGACGTATTAACTTCAGCACCTGCTGCATCCAAAAGGTTAAATGTCAAGCCGTTGACGTTGTACACATAGTAAGTAGTACCCGCAGTTACACCTGTTGGTAGGGAGCCACCAGAGAATTTAAGCGCTGCGCCTTCTGTGTATAGGACTGTTGAGGTTACAACTGTGGGAGATGCGTTAGTAAAAGATACTGTACCGCCAAGAGAGTTAAGCAGTACGCCACGGGTTGTCAAACCGCCTGTTGCATCCCAGTAGTAAAGACCGCCACCACGGGGGCCGAAGACCAAGTCTTCGCCGTAGTTAATCTGGCTCCAAAGCTGTAAGTTTGTAGGAGAAGTAGCGCCAGAACCCCAAGTGCCAACTGTTGAAGGAGGCGCAACTGTAGGAGGAGTGCCCCATGAACTTGCGCCCCAACCCGTCAAAGGAACTGCAAACGCAGGGCCAGCATTAAGTTGATAAGCCGCAGAAACAGCCGAGCCCCCTGACGTACCCGCCGCAACTACAGTTGGCGACGTAGAAATTGTGTACGAGTTAGCGTTGACTACCGTAATTTGAAACTGCGCATTCAGGGTTGACGCATATGTGCCTGTAACGCCACTGAAAGTCACAAACGAACCTGTTGTAGCCCCATGCGCCGAAGCCGTTACTGTGACTGTGGTTGTACCGTTGCCCGTAAAAGGATCTGTTCCAAGCGTAGTAGTTACGCGGAGAGGCGTAATGTCGTAGTACGCACCGCCGTTTTGAATATAAAACTTTGTGTTTGTGCCGACACCCACTAGGTTGAGGTTGCCCAGCGTTGTCCAGTTCCAAAGCGAACGGCAAGTGCCGTTATACGTGTCAGCCGATATGCGTTGCCAGCCACCTAAAATCTCGGGGTTGCCTTGGCGGAAGCGAATTTTGTCGCAGTCATACCAGCCACCTTCGGTGGTGTAGCGGGTGTTCTCTTTATTGACGCCCGGCTTGAACAGTATTTTTTGTAATGGCATCGGCAGTCCTAGGATAGAAACAAGGCGCGTTCAGCGTCCCTGCGCTTTTTTAGCCCTAGTAGTATTTTGCCACCAGCCATGCAATACAGCAAGAGGGCATCGGCTGCGCCTTCCCAGTCGCCACGGTTTATTTTCATCCGAATAGAAGAACGCTGAAAAGCCCCCACTCCGGCGTTGAAGGCAAAGCTGACACACGCGTCAAAAGCGCCTTGACGACCAGATAAAGCGGGAGCAAGTCTAAGAACA